GCGCTTTGTTCTTCATGTCGCCGAACCACTCCTTGAGCGTTAGCGGCTTGCCGTCTTTGCCGAGTACGCCTTCAGCCGCAACAGGGTTTCCGTTGTCGTCAATTACGAACATCGAACCCGCACGATAGAGAGCGTCTTCCACGGCGAAGTGATACAGGCCCGCCGTTCCGGCCTCTGCACGAATGCTGTTTTCGAGTACGCGCTTACTGAATGCTTTAACCCGATTTTCTGCTACTTCACGGGCGGCGCGTTCGGCTTGCGTTTCAGCCTCGTAACCGGCTTTCATGCGCTCGGTTCGCTTGTTGATAACCTCGTCAATCTTTCCCGACTTGATAAGCGCGGCGTCTTCGTCTTCGGAGAATTTAGAGAGCAACGCTTTCATGGCATCGGGGTCGATACCTTCAAACCTTGCTAGCTGTTCCTTGGTCGCCTTTAGCGAGCCGAGGATTTCCGAATTCTTGTTCTTCAATCCCGCTACTGCGGAATCAATGAGCGCCTGAACTTCGGGCGCGACGGTTGCTGGGTCGTTCGTGTCTGACATGGTTTCCCCTTGGGAGTGATTTACGGCTTTGCCGTTGTTGCTTCCATCGCCTGACGATGGATGTAAAAAAGCCCCGGACCAGTTAAGGTGCGAGGCTTTGGTAATCTTTAGGCGAACGAATCCGCCACGGTTTTAGCTTAACTTAAATCTATTCCGTTTGCAATAGGTCATCAATCCACAAAACACGAGGCAAAACATCAATATCCTAATAGTTGTTTTGCTTTGGTATTGGCTTTGTAGAATCAACTTTGACGTTGATTTCTTCAAATGTAGGAATTACAACCGGCAATGATCTGTCATCGTTTATAAAATCTTGAAGTAGTTCAGAATAGAACAGTTTTCCATCAAGAAAAATACGCCTAGCGTTATCAATCAAACATGCAGATACATATCTAGGCTTTTCATTGATAACAAAAGCGGCAGAATAAGTGTAGTCGCCTACCATGTGATTACGTGTCCTTTTGCTAAACAGTGCAGACAGCATCTAACATTAATTTCCGCTGAATACAATCCGCAACTCATCAATCTTATCAATCGTCCCGCTCTCATCAATGCGATAAACGATTTTCGCCTCATACCATCCCGCCCGCCTGTCTGAAACCATCGCGTTAAACTGATCTGCAATGTCTTTGCACGTATCTGGAAAAGGATTGTTTTCTATGCCATCAAACTTAGATGATATTTCACCGAATTTCACCACGTCGTCACCTTCCCTTTCGACAAACAGACAACACAACATCTAACCTTAACCTGCTTTATGCCTTTGATAACGTCAGCATTACCGACGTTTGCATATATCCACGTATTCGATCCGCAGAACGGACAGTAACGCGAAACACTAGATAACCTGACAGATGATTTCGGTTCGTCCGGATTATCTTTTGATGATACCAATTCAATCATTTGGCGGAACAAGAATTCCTGATAGAAACTTTATATCAACGGTTCCCCATGCATTGTTCCATACGCCGTTTTCAATATAGTACGAATAGTCACCAACTGCAAGCATTGCAGTCCAAATAATTTGTACTACCTCTGGATAATCGCCTTCTATCGTTACCCAATAAAATCCATCTTCCATCATATTCCGGCTTTCCTGAAGTATTCCGCGTCACGCATGCGAAGATCTTCTAGCGTCAGTTTATCACCGGCACGATTCACGAAACGATCAACCGGCATCCCTGCACGAAAAAGTTTAGCACGTGATGGACCGAGTACTTCATTCTGGAATTCCGCAGGCTTGGTCTTCAGCCACTCGTTATAGGTCATCTTCGCCGGAACCTGCCCGTCCATACTTGCGCGGGTGGATTCAGAAAACTCCGGCAAATCGACGCCAAGTTCCTTGAACGACTTCAGCACGTAAGAGGTAGTCGAACGGCAGTTAGGATGCGCTGGCGGTCTTGGGCCTGAATTGACCGGATAGATATTTCCATCGCGCGCCTGACAAACCTCTGAAGTTTTGGAATCGAGTGTGCTCAACCATTTTACGCCTTTGACCAAATCGCTATTGGCTTCCGCGAACTTCTGGCGCGTATGGTTTGCCGTGTGGCTTATGGCAGTCCTTACGACTGTCTCGGCGTTCCTACGTGTAATCTCGATGATTCCATCCTGATACTGCCTAGCCTTCGTCCCTCTGATGCGGCGCACAATATCCGCGATTGGCTGGCCTTCGACGTAACCGATTCTCACGGCGTCCCGAATCTTTGCGGCTTTATCAGCTTCAAGCCCTGCCATCCATTCGGACAATAGACGACCTTGGAATGGACGCGATACCGTGGCAGAGACAACTTGAGCGACAGGAACGGTAGCAACTTGAAGCGTTACAGGTAGTTGATTCTGGAATAGTTGAGTCTGATAACCTAGTTCATAACCTACTAGGTCGGCAAGTTCGGCTTGCAGTTCAAACCGGATCTTCTGATATGCCGCCGCGTTGATTTCACGCACTGACGATAAAAGCGATTCCAGACGATCAACCGTGAAAGCGCCAGGAGGAAGCCGAATCAATGCCGATTCAAGTTTCTCGAACAGGTCTTTGTCAGTTCTGTTGAGTAGCGCAATGACCTTATAGACTACTTGGTTCTGGTAGCGAATCAGATCATGGGAGTGGTCTATTGCTGCCGTCTGCAACGCTTCATTTACAGAGGCCATTAGTCTATTTCCGCAAGTATGAAAAGCAACGCGATTGTGTCGTATTCGTCGTTTCTACTAATTTGTTCAGAGATTAGTAGAGAATTAGTATCATCTAGCCTATCTAGATCAGTTGTAAAGGATTCCTTGACAGCTTCGACCAGATCATTGACCGGCGCTAACGGCTCAACCTGTGCAACCTGTTCCGGCTCGATTACTTCCGGTATCGGAATGACGACAGGTTCAGACGGTTCCGGATCATTGGCTCTGGCAATCCGCGCCAATACTTCGGAGGATTCACGCTCAATCTCTGCGAGTCGTTCTGCCTCTAGTCGGTCGCGTTCCTCTTGCGCCCGTTTAATTCCTTGGCGGAGTTGGACTAGATTGACGTGAGAATCATCGCCTCCACCATGAGCAACGCTTACATCCGGAGCAAGCAAAAGACCAATAGCCGAAACCTGAATGAACCCGGCTAAAAGTCCTATGCTTGCGATATTCTTTGGCGAACTCATGTCATCCTTACAACCCTAACGTCGGTTCCGATCTGTTCAACGCTTTGCAAAACTCCACCTGCGCTTATTTCCGTTGCGCTTGCAGACATTTGATTATCTGGGTCAAGTCCTAGCCGTTGCCATACGTCAAGAATCATTGCAGACGGATTTCCAGACGCATCTAATCCGCTACGCAAACTTACAACCTCAGTCGGTGTTGTTGTCTTTGAAATGGTCACGTTCCCGAATGTTGCAGATTCTTCGCTTTCAACCAATGGAGCTTCAGAATCAAGGCCGAACCTTCTCCAAATATCAGTCAGCATGTCTATCTCTGACTGATTAAGAACAGCACCGGATTCGACGTAAGCTGAAAGCGATGCGCTCAGACTTTGACTGGCACGGACGGCTGCAGAAAGGTCGATTGATAGCGTATTTCCGGCGGCGATTACAACAGACAGGTCGGAAGTAGCAGAATTTGCAAGCTGAACAGCAGCGGCTAGAGACGTGCTTGCACTGGCCTGAGCGCGGACGGCGGATGACAGGCTTGCACTTGCAGAATGGTCGGCACGGACTGCGGCTGTAATCGTCGCAGTGACGACCGATGCATTGACCTCCAACACATAGGCGGCAAGGCTGGCCGATACTGTCTGCGCCGTCTGGACAACAGCAGTTAGCCCGGCGGAAACGGTAAAGGCTTGACGGACGGCTGCTGCGACCGATGTGCTGGCGGTGCGAGGTTGAGCAATAGCCGCATCAATGCTGGCGACGGCGGTATTCGCTTGTCGAACGGCGGCGCTGATCGTCGTTGTTGCTGTTTGTGCGGCGCGGATCGCGGCGGCGAGCGAAGTAGTTGCCGTGGTTCCGGTTGCGGTGACGATGTTCGCGTCAAGGCTTGACGTTGCCGTATAAGCGGCGCGAATGGCCCCTGATACAGATGCGTTTGCCGTCCGGTCGGTGCGGACTGCGGCGGCAATCGACGAAGTTGCGGTATTGGCATGGCGGATCGCACCGGACAGGCTGGCTGTAGCCGTCTTCGCTTGCAGGATTGATGCCGTCAGGCTGGATGTTGCAGTGCGGTTTTCTGCGACGGCAGCGGCGACTGATGCGGTCAGCGTTTTCGGTGTGGATGCTGTCCCGGCTGGTACTTCAAACTCAGCCCATGAAACATGCCATGCCACTTAGGTCGCCTCGAATTGCAATCTGAGCGCCGAATAATCCGTGATCGAATCCGCTTCGCCGCCGGTCAGAGTCTGCTCATAGGTGGTCAATGAAGTAGGTGCGCTGGCATGCGCCCAGGTGGCGATGGTCGTCGTGCCTTGGCGCAAGCGGACAGTGATTCCGCCAGAATCCGCCGCAATGCGGTAGCGCACGATATGGCCGGAACTGCTACTAGGATCGCTCAGGGTGCCGAGCGCAACTTCGCATGTGCTTGCGCCCGTCGTAACTATGTAATAAGCATCGCTGGCAGCGGTTTCGTCAAGCATGGCGAACAGGTCGGAACCGCTTGAGGCCGTCCAAGTGCCTGCCGATACATCGCTGGTCGGTCGAGCATATTGCGCCGTGACGGTCGAGAAAAATAACGGTATAGTTTCCGGAGCGAATACTTGCCATGGATTTTTTGATATGGCTTCAACTTCGCTGGCATTGAGCGCGCGATTCCAAATAAACACACACGCTAGAAACCCACCAAAACCAGCGCCACTACCTCCACTTGGACCTAAACGAACCTCGCTTGCGCTTCCTGTAGCTGACGAGGCCGAAACGCTTGCAACTTCTATTCCAAGTCTATATAAGCGAGCTGTAGACCCATCATGCGTACCACAAATAGGTTCAAAGTTATTAAGCGATGGTGCGGTAACGTCTACGGCGTCACGCTGCGCCGTGTCATATACACTAAACCTCCATCGGTTTGCGCTATTGATTTTAATATAACTGCCTTTTGTAGATACGTCATACCCAATTACGCCGGAGTTTCCACCAATATAGCGAATGGGTTTTGCCAGAACAAATAATGTTGACTTTGGAGTTATATAGTTCCCATCTACATAATAATAGTCAGAGTTATCTATTGTGGATAATAATAATCCGTTATGGGAAGTAGTTACAGTTATTGGTTGTGTGCCTTTAAGCCGATTTTGACCAACAACAGTATTTCCATAGGAAGCGAATATCAATCCAGTCGTTATTGAATTCGCCTTATCAACTGCAACATAACCTGTTGGTTGCTTGTCACGAACCTTGCGGACGAGATGGACCGGCATTTACGCCGCCGGTGCGTAGGTGAATGGCGTGATCTTGACCGTCGTCGGGTTACTGGTATAACTGATCTGCTGCCCGGACGAATTCAGGATGTAGAACTGTGCCTTCTGCACCCCTTCTAGCGAGATTACAATCGGCTTGATCAGTGCAACATCCTGATTATCGACCACGAATGAACCGACATATTTGCCCAGATAGGTAATATCAGTTGCCCCGGGCCGAGGCGTTTCGTCGCTGGTTCCGTCAATGTCATCCAGCGTCATGTACAGATCGACTGTTCCCCCCGCTGTTGGGGCAGCGGCGAAAGTGTCAGGGATGCCCAACACTGCACGGGCGTAGGTATAGAGCGCGGTCGAATTGTCCAGTTGCGTCATCGTGCAGCCGGACAGACCGGAATAGGTATTCGCCCCACCAGCGAGTGCAGCGGCGAGCGAAATCACCGTGGTCGAGCTGCCAAACACCATCTTGAGTTCGTTTGCCATTGCTTAGAACCTGTTCAGTGCTGACTGGATTTCAGTCATGCCGATATTCCCAGGCACACTTAGCTTCCACGCAGTCACAGTGTTTTCAGTGGCACTAGTTCCGCCGAGATACTTTTCGCCATTGGTCGCCTTGCGGGTACAGGCTTGCAGGACGGAAACAGAATCTTGGTTTCCCCACGCGTCAACAACTGCCTTGCGGAGCTTATTGCGGGCCATGTTAAGAGGTGCGAAATCAAGCATCAGCCGCCATGCGTCCCGCTTGCCTGCTGTGAGGCTGTCAAACTTAGCAACATCAGTAGCCTCGAATAGCAGACCACCTGTCATCGACGGATTCCACGCATCCTGAGCCGAGGCGCTATTGACCCATTCGGTAATTGCTACATCGTTCCGAATGGCGAGCGCATCGACACACGCCTGATTCGTTTCAGCACGGATGCCGGCGGCTAGGGTTTGCAGTTGGTTATCGGTAAGCATTATGGGTACATCTCCTGTTTCGTGACGATGACGTTGTTCGCTTGCTGATAGACGCGCACGCCATCTAGTTCAGCGACTAGCCAGCAGACCTCGCTGGACTCTCCGCTGCCGACACCTTTCACGGCGCGGCGCTTGAACATGCGGCCACTACCCATCAGTGTGACAGTAATTGTTCCGTCGCTGCCGTGCTGGTTTCCTTCAGCGTCGGTGGTGATCTGATGAACAGGATCTGCCATCAGATTTCATCCCAGCCAATCGTCATGGTTTCGCTTGGGGTGATGCCGCCGCTTGCGGTGGTTCCTACAGTCAGCATCATGACCAGATGGTCGCCTTTTTCGCCGGTGCTGGTGTATGGGCCAGCGCCAAGGGTCAGCGGCGATCCGCTGGTATAGGTGAAGGCGTCGGTATAACCAGCCGTGCCTGTCGCTTCTGCCGGCGTCGCATAGGTAGTGACGGCCTTGGCATACAGGGTGACGCCAGTTCCGAGGCCGTTGGCCCCGTCCATGTAGGCTTTGATGTTGGTGATTTCCGTGTAGGTGCCGCCGGTCACATTGAGGCGCAGCCACTTCTCGAAGCTGTAATCCACCCCGGCGCCCGGCTTGACCATCGGGTTTCCCGTATCGACCGTGGAGTTGTCCGCATTCTTGAAGCGGATGCTGCCGCTGGTCTTGTCGGTCGGCGTGCCGCCGGCCCCGTTCTTTTCAATGATTTGTACAGTTGCCGCCATGATCTATCCTTTACTGAATGGTTGTTTCTACGGTTGCGCCTGACGGTTTCCCATCTGCGCCATAAACGAGGGTGATTTGTTTCTTGATGTTGCCCTGGTTGTCCATTACGACAATCGGAGCCGGTTGCGCTTGTTGCTGTTGAGATTCAGGACGTGCGGCCAATTGAGCAACAGCAGCGGCAAGCGAAGCGATCTGAGCATTGATTTCAGACAGATCAATTTCTGCCACTTGCGGTTCTGCTACTTGTGCGGATAGGGTTTTGACTTGGCTTCCGAGTTCCGAAAGCGCATTAGTAACCGCTTCCATCTCATTAGCTGAGTCCTCGTTATCGTCATCAACAGGTTCGACCTGCTCATTCGGTTGCGTCGGTTGCGTTTCATCTTCAGCCATTCCGAGCGCCATGCCCTGTTCGCTAATCCGTTCCTGTTCGTCGTCCCATTCATTCTCCGGAGAGATGATGCCGCGACGTTTCCACTCATCGAACATGGTTTCATCGGACAGCTTGCCTGATTGATTCGCCTTCAACAGAAGTTCGGCAGATGCTTCGCCCAAAGTGGCCGCGCCGAAGTCAGTAAATAGCGACACAGAACCGCCTTCAGCCTCGCCAACCCAATCAGCCATGTATTGCAGACATTGATCTAAACAGTCTTCAAAGACTTCCACGATCTTCTGCAAGGTGCATCTGTTCGCCTCGTTCTCGCTTGTGACTTGAGTAGCGGTAATATCGCCGGGCTTCAGAACGAGAAGTTCCGCGCCCGTCTGACGCATCCGTTCTTCAAGGTCTAGCAGAGACTTACGGCCTGCTTCGATAGCCTGGCCGGAATGTTCCACGAAGCGCATATCTGCGCCAACCGGAAGCCCTACGGCAGAAGATGCCCCTACAGTGATAGAAGTGTTATCAGCGCCCACTGTAACGAGGATAGGAACCCTCGCCACATGGAGGATGGTTTGCTGATCTGACAATGACTGCCAGTGCTCGACATTCTGGAATGCCAACTCCAACAGCGGAGCCAGGCCAATCCCGAAAGACTTACGGATACCGTAGAAGAAAACGAACGGGATTTCGCTTAGTGTCGTCGTCCCTTCTTCGTAGATTACCCAATCGTCGCCTAGCTTGCGATAGACGAACCATAGCCCAGGCTCAAGGACTCGCACTTGTTCCACTTGTTTCGTGCCGAATGGCCCGTCTTCCTCTTCGACAGATTCCAATAGCCGAACTTGGGTTAAGACTTCCATACCGTTGCGCTTGGTGGATTTCCAGCCGATGATGGATTGCGGCTTGTAGTGGGCGAAGTATGGACGAACGCCCGTTACCATTTCGTCAGCGCGAGTGCGAACCTGCGAGGCTTGCGGATAATCGACTAGGACGCCGGATAGTCCGTAGCTGATGCAGTCAAGCATAACGTCAGCAGCGAAAGAATGGAGATTGCGCCCGGACAAATCCACATCATCAAGCCATTCGACAATGCGCGGCGGAGTGCCTTCGTCAATCGCTACTGGCTTGGAAAAAGGTTTTGATGCCATCACCTCAACGGTACGGGAAAACGCGGGGTAGAGCGTTGCCGTTGCCAATCGTGAGGCGTAGCTTTCTGCCTGTTCGTTCGGCCATTGCGGGAGGTATTTCGTAGCGCCTTTCCGCATCGCTGAAGTGCCGGACAATAGCGCCAGGATCATCGGCCATTGCGTACCCATTACCGAGATTGCTTCGGACTCGCTTCGGACTGTTTTTTCCATGCTTACATTCTCAGTTGTGTAACGACGGCAAGCCGCTTCTGTATCGGGTAACGATTCACGATGAAATAACCAGCCGCATCGTTCGTGTGGTCAAATCCTGTTTTCTTGTCAGGTTCTCCAGCATCGTCATACGCTTGCTGTTCCAATGATTCAGTTAGTTTCGGGCAACGATCCGTGTTTATCTTCCATCTGCGGTCGCCTTTATCATTCAGCAACATTGCGTTAGTTGATAGAACCCTGTCTCTGACAGCTGGATTTTGCGTATCAACTCTGACGATAAATCCAGCCTGCCTCAATATGCTCAAATCTGACTCGCTGGCGTTCTTCGAACTTGTGTTCTGACCTGAAGCATCCGGATAGACAATGATCTGATGGCCAGCCTCTTGATATCGTTCCTCAAGAATCTTTGTTATCGCTGGCGTATCCCTTACGCCCGTCAGTTCTGCGACCGTGTATGGATTGCCGTCACGAATAACGCTGATGATTCCGGTCATGTTCAATACGTTGAAGTCCATACCTACGTGAAGAACTTCATGCGGTCGCTCTATCTCGTCTGTATGAGAAAGCGCCCTGTCGAAACTTGGATAAACACTTCCTGACGTAAGGTTAGTGAATTTGCCCCTGAGATACGCGCCAATCAACTGAGGAGGATAACTAGCCCTCAGTGAATCTATGTAGTCTTCAGGTAGATTGGCCTCGTTATCGTATGTGCTTGCCTGCACCATTCCATATAGGCCGGATAGTTCTGGCTTGTCCCTGACTGACTTAACAAACTGTTGATAGACGAACCTGAATCCCTCTGGCGTAGTTGTTACATCAACGCCATTGTTTAATCCGTCTTTCTTGTAACGAAGGCGGGCAATGATCTTGCGCCAGGCTGTTGCAGCCTTGTCAGTCTTCATTACGTCTAGTTCGTCGATTAGCGCCTTGCCAATCTTGAAACCTACGATATCGCCAGGCTTTTCCATAGACCGGCAAAGGATTGTCCCTCTACACTTGCGACCGGAGAAAAGCGTTACCTCTTTATTTGATTCGTGAATCTTAGTCGTCAGGCCAAACGAGAAAGCAACCTCGTCAATGGTCGGGTAAAAGATATCCCTAATCTGCCCATAGGTCGGCGCGAAGTAACCTGAATTAACGCCAGGCCATTCCCATGCATGACTACAAAGCCCGGACGATCCTACCCATGTCTTTCCGCTTCCAAATCCAGCAACGAATGCGCGGAACTTTCTATCCATAGACAGGAACCGCGCTTGTGGAATGTTAAGCGTCGGATTCATCTGGCCTGATTCGTGCATCCTTTACAGTGATTTCAACCTTTACCGGCGTTTGTGCGGTTTCGTCATCTTCCTGTTCTGGTGCAGCACGCCAATTAGAAGGTTGGCGATTCTTCAGCCAGAAAATACAAGCTGTGGTATCTGGAGGGTAATACTTGCGTATCTTTGTCTTAACGATCCGCTTGTCTATAACGCGGATATCTACTTCGGTATGTTCATACCCGATAGCACGATGATAAAGACTTCTCTCAACCCGTTCGTCAGGGATTGCCTTTGACTCATTTAGGGCGTGAAAAAACTCTTCATGCTCGTTCTTCCAGTTAAACAGTGTTCTAACCCTGATTCCGAAGAAATCAGCAATCTCAAGGTCAGTAGCGCCTAGCTTTCCAAGCTTCTTTGCCTGTTCAACGAATTCTGTGCGATATTTAGATGGCCGCCCAATGTTTTTAGCGGTCACTCCAAATTCCTTTCATTGGGAGAAGGTTGCGACCATCCGGATATGCTTTCGCACTGGTCGCTGCGGTCGGAGGGAGACAGATGAAACGCTTGAAACTAGACATATGTGGCAGTAATTGACCCGATTAAAGCAATCGCCAGTTGCTACGCTACTCGCTTCTATTGACACGTCAGCGATAAGTTCGGCTTTCAGACTTCCCGCAACCTTGTGAGTCCGGGCTATTTTTGGGCGAACGAATCCGCCACATGGTGAATCTATCATTGTTCTATTCTGTTTGCAAGTCAAAGCATGACGTCAATTTTTACCAGTCCGATGTATGAATTGGCTGAAGGCTTTGAAATGCTTTGCGCTTTGATTATCGTAACGCTTACATCGTCAATGTTTGCGCCAGTTCTCGACTGTAGTTCTTCAAGCATTCGCTGGATTTCTGTTTCGGTTCTTCGTATATCGTTTCTTGCTTCGTCAATGGTCACAATACAACCCCTTTCCGTTTGCAGATAACTACTAACCGATCATGGGCAAGTATAAGCGTATCCTCGAAATTGTTACGCGGAAACCTGAACACGCTACAGACGCCATACTTTCTATTTATCGCAGCACGTTGCGCTGGTTCCAGGTCATCAATGGCCGAGTCAATCGTTTCCATCGTTGCGTTGTCTGATTGATGGCACATATCCTCAAATGTTGATAGTCCTGCGCATGAAAAACCTGCGGATCGTGAATTGAATCCTGTCTTTGTCCGATAGGATGATTGCCATTGCGCCCAATCTTCCAGTAGCAATATGAGTGCTTCGACTTCGGATATTTGCATTATTCAACCTATGTTTGTCGTGATTATTGCATAATCAAAGTTTGTATCATTGTGGCTTATTTCGTTTATCCATAGATTATTTTTAACCAGGTACTCTTTATCGGTAGTCCTTTTGCATCCTTTGCACATGCTATCTATTGCCCTGCGGTCGAATCGACATAGGCGGTTAATGTCGTAATCCTGGCAACCGTATTTCATGGAAGACGATAGCGATCGCGGCAGAACCCGCAGGCACCATTCACAAGGCGGACGTAATCATTACCGCATAGGTCGCATGTTCCTGCTACTCCAACTGGAATCTCTGCTGCTCTAATCATTGCAGCTTTGACGTGATCGTCTATTACTGATTCAATGAAGTAAGTTGCACGGTCGGCCTCGTCGCCGTGGCAGTCTTCGCGTTCAATCTCCATTTCTCAACTCCTTTGTTTTGGCACGGTAGGTTGAAATAATCTCTTTCAGTTCGTCAATCGAATACTTCTTTGGCTCTTGCGGCCCTTCCAATCGTTCGACTTCTGCTAGTCCTATCTTCTGAATCAGATTTACCCGATAAGGTATCAGATTACCGTGGAGGTGTGTATTGCAGGGCATGCATTGTTTGTGGATATTCATCAGGTCAAATCTAAGCGCAGGGCTTGATCCGGTTGATCTGTAGTGACCACCATGCCATTGCCCTTCATGGTACCGCCCGCAGCTTATACAAGGATCTTTGTCATCCCTAATACGGACATAGGCATTTACCGCTTGTTGAGCCTCTCGCATCCATTGTGCGCGTGTCTTGATTGATTCACGTTTGGCCTTTATCTCTTTGCGCTCGGCCCTGGCTAGTTCCATGTCGGATTTCGACTTTACGCGCCATGCGTAGGATTGAGCGCAACGTAATCCGCACACGGCCTGTAATGGCTTTAGTGGAATGAACTTGACGCGGCAAACTTTACATGTTTTCTCTTTCACGCTGCAAACCTTTCAGGCTCAGAGAATTTCACGCCATTGTTTGCGCCCCATGCAAGAACGTAGTCGAGCAAACTGGCGAACCGCTTTTTGCTCATTGCAGCCGTACTCTCACGTAGATTAACCACCTCACCCTCCAGTCCGATCACCATCTCCGCAGGCTCTCCGGTAGCGATTGCATGAGCCGAAACCATGATGACCTTCCACTGGAGCATGGTGCGCTTCTTCCCCATCCATTCCTTTTGATTTGATATGTCCGTTAGCAAAGGATGTAGCATCGCGTTCTGTTCGCTTGAACGTGTTGGCTGGCCTATGGATACCACCATGCCTATTTCAGACGATTGTACGGCCTTGCAGATAGCTTGACGGGCAATATCTCCGGTGATTGTGTATTTCATTCCGCAATCTTCTCAGAATCAACCTTTGCGCGATGCTCTCGGTACGTTTCTACCTCAGCAAGTGCCAGTGCTTCAGCTTTCTCGCGTGGAAGTCCGGCGCAATATTCAAGAATTGCCGCACGCTCGGAATACATCTCTTCGTAGTGCTTGAAGTCGTCGTTCATTTTTTCTTGTTCCATTGTCCAACCCTCGTTTCGCTCAATTTAATCCCGCCTTCCAACTTAGCACCGCGTGTTATTCCGTTTTCACTTGCGTAGGTAACTCGTACATCTGGAAACTCTTTGCGGAATGAATCTACTAGCCTGGTGATCGTCGGCATGCTAATTCTGTTTTCTGCGGCACGATCATTAGACTGTTTCCGCATTGCTTCAACTTTGTCGAATACAGTCATGCTTTCACCCATTGATTTGTTCCGGCGTACTTCTTCAACAACTTTCCTTCCGTGGTGCAAATTTGCATATCGACCATTTCGGAAACGCATGGCCGGAACCTTGCGTCATTCTTTGCTGAGTCAAAGATCATCTTTAGCTGCATTTCTGATCGCGGATGCGTTGCCCAATGCCTGTCTATTCCGTCGCTGAATTTTGGCTTTAGTTCGGCAGCAACCTTGTGCGACATTTCGCGGGCGCGTTCAACGTCTTCTGCGGTCGGAGTGTATGCAAGTGCTGTGGCTTCTTTATTCGGAGCATGGCGACACAAATCACGCAACTGAATAGAGTTTGGAACATGATCTCCAGGAAGGTTAGCAAGCGCCCACGCTATTGCGTCCAAGTTGTTATCAAATCCGGCAAGTTCAACAGCAAGCGATTCCTTGAACATTTCAATGCCAACATCTACGCCATTTTCCTTTCTTGAGAATTTTCCGGCGAACTGTTGCCCATAAGTTCCCTGCAAACGCATCACAATGCGCGCACACGCATCTGAACGAAGTCTCATGATGTCTCACCTTCAATTAGCATTCCAGATAACGCCTGGCGCGCTTTAATGGCAGCGGCTAGTTTATCAAGGCCAAGCGCCTTGTTGGTGATCGAGTCGCTAACCTCCTTCTGTGTTTGAGGCTTGCGCGGAGGATTTCGATAGAAGCCTAGGAACTGGTCTATTTTTTCAGCATCCCTAAGGATTAGGTCTAGTGAGTCGTAACGCTGGCCGTTTGCATTGTCTCCCATGTGGTACGGAGACATAGAGCAACCTTTTATTGCGTTGCATAGGTCTTCAACGGAATAACCAAGTGTCAGTGCTGAACGAATTCTCTTTTTGCGCTTGTCGTCAAGCTTCGCCTTGTCGTGAGAAAACGTAACTTTCCATAGTCCAAAGATTTCCAAAACATCGTCAGCGCGAAGCGCGGAATTATTGGATTGGATTGGATTAGGATTTGATTCAGATTGGATTGGATTGGATTGGTTTACGTGCACATTTGCTAGCAATTGATTGCAGATGATTTCATTTCCGCATTCTGGCATAGGATATTTCGCCCGTTTAGCCCGTATTTGCTGGTGTTTAGACCAACTCGTTATTGCGATGTATGGCCTTCCTTCTACTTCATAAACGAAAACCAGTCCAGCCGCTTGTAAAGCACCTAACATCGCTTGAATGTCTTTGATAGCAATTGATTTCAATGGATAGCATTTGCTTGCAATTATCTTCGGCCTTCCATCAAATAATCCAAAGTCATCGCAATTTACCATCAGGCGATAGAACAAAACTTCTTGAGAATCTGTAAGTGAATCAATTTCTTCGCTTGTGCAGATCGTTTCCTTAATGATCCTATTGGGCATTGTCGTTTTCCCTGATTTTGTTCCAACAAATTCCGCAAAAGTATGCGAATGAACGGCTTTTATTACGCATCCTTGCGTTAGCGATTTCTGCGGCTTCTACAACAATCTGGGACGGAAGCTTTTCCAAAAATGACTTGATGCTTTGTAGTTTATTCCTATTAAAACGCTCTGCAACACATCCCTCTAGCGAAAAAACAACCTCCCAAGCGTCATTTTCAATGCGTTCAGCTTGTTGCGCTAGAGCGTCACTATAGGCGCGGATTTGCTTTTCGCGCTCTAATATTTCTTTTGCCTTTTCTTTCATTGATATAGACGGAGCAACAGATGAAAGAGGAGTAGCACTTTTCCCAAGGTTGCAACTTGCACATGCCGTAATAAGGTTGTCCAGGTTGTTCTTTCCGCCAAGTGAAACAGGCGTTATATGGTCAATGTGCAGTAGCGTATCTGTTGGAGTTGCACCGCAGTATTGGCACTTAAACGAATCGCGCTTCAATACTTCAAACCTTATCTTCTTGCTTATCTGCTTTCTTTCGTTCATACTTTTACTCACTTATCTATGACGCCACCCGAGGGTTACAGCCCGCTGACGGTTGCGTTATTATGTCTGCAATTCAGGCCGCAGCCTTCGCCTTGATTCGTGCATCGCGTTTTTCCTTGCACTCGAAGCACCTGAAGCCCAACTTTCCTCCCCTGGCCTGCCTGCCAAGTCTAGGCATGATTCGTTTGCATACAGGGCATTTGAACGAGTTGTGGAAGCGTACAGAGTTCAGCGATGACTCTTCGTGCTGCTTGGTTCGGTCGCGGTAGTCTGCAAGTGATTGCGGGTGGTTTGGTACGGTCATTCGAATAGCCTCACTTGTCTGTATGCGTCTTCAATTCGTTTACATGCAATGTCGAAGTATTTGCGTTCGCGCTCGATTCCGTAGAAGATCTTACCCATGTTGGCGCAGGCAACTCCGGTTGTTCCGCTTCCCATGAATGGGTCAGCAATAACAGCGCCAGAATTTGCAAATCTGCTTACCCAACTTTCAAGCAATCCAATCGGCTTTCCAGTCGGATGATCGCCATTCGTTATAACTGGTCCAATCCAGTTACCATGTGATCCACCACCATTCCAGACCTTCTTTTTACCTTTTGGATAAAGGTAAGCAATCCCATCCCACCCATTAGCAGGTCGGTCTGCTGATATTTGAGGCATTGGATTTGTTTTCACCCACACACCAAAACGCACAAGCTCGAAATAATGATGTGGCTCAAACTCTAGTTTTGCGATGTGCCTCCAGTCCATGTTGGCAATAACCCACCCGTCGCAAATAACCGAACAAGCATCTAGCAAATCATTGATTGCCTTGAAGTCGATTGCATTGAAGTCGATTGCATTGAAGTCGATTGCCTTGATCCCACTTCCTCCGCCAGCATTACTTTTTGCGTTGCTGTGCGTTTTCTCGCTGTAAGGCGGATCGGTCAGCACCAGATCAACCTTTGGCAACGACTGCAGAATCTCGCGGCAGTCTCCGTGATAGAGCGTTGCGTTTCCTATTGTGAATATATCGCTCATTTGTTAATCATCCCGCT